ACCACCACCACCACCACCACCTGAAGGTTGTGATTGTGGTAATGGGAAATTTGATCAGGCGTGCTGCCCAGTGCCGGAAGAACCTGAAGAGCCTGAAGCTGCTGGAGCGTGCAAAGTGTGCGGCGTATCAAGATTATGCGAGGATATCATAATCCAAAGTGGTGCCACACCTGAAACGTACTGCACAGAAATCGGCACATCGTACACGAAATTTTATTATAATTTCCCAGGGTCGTTCGATTCTGATAACACGGGAACACAGGTAAACCCTCAGGATACCAGTACGGACGTTAAAGGAGAGGCGTGGGTAGCGACGTCGATGCTTGTCGATCTGTGTTGCTACCGGCAGGATCCGAAGACTTGTCTTTCAGAGAGTGCCGTCGATATGGAGCGAACTATGTCTGACGAATTTAAAAATACGTTCATCGCTGGGGCTATAAATTCCGGCTTGCAGAGGAACACAGCAAATTCAAAGTATGAAAGTTATATGACGGCGCTTTCAACGTCGCTCTGTTCACGCGGCCACGGATACGCGCCGAATACGAATGGTTGTGGTTCGATTTATTATCTAGGGTACTGCGGTAATTTACAAATTGAATTGCCGAATGCAACAATTGACGCAGACGTTGAGACCAACGCATATGAAGAGCTTTTCGATCCTGTCCACCAGGCAGAGCACGCGCTACAATTACAGCAGGTTACTAGGCAGGTAGAATTCATGGTAGAGTCGTCTAGTGGTTATGCTCGCATTTATGGAGCTGGTCAAAACCTTAACAGTGCGTTTATGGATGCACTAGCGGGTGAAGGCGCTCCATCTGGACCGTCGACTTGGCAAATGGGAACGTCGCTGGGTTCGGGTGTTACTGTCGACCCTTGGGCATTCATACCAGGATCCACTACATGCAGATTCATTACATCTGCAGACATGGTACCTTTTGGCTGGTTCATGCTTGGGACGGAATGGATGTTGGTCTTAAATGCTGTCTGGCGTCGCGTCATGCCGAAATCACTAGCTGAGGTGATTCCTGGGTGACCGAAGAACAAGGAAACGCATTGCTCGCTCAGGGCATTACGATCATGCAGCAGAATGAGGACCATACTAGTGGGCTTCTCGTACTCGCGGCCCAATCATCGGATTTGCAGTTCCAGGTGTCAGCGCTATTTGGTGCACTACTCGTCTTATTGGTGGTCGGCATTGGTGTTTGGTTTCGGCCATGATTATTGAGGGAGTCTTATTTGGTATACGCGTGGCTATTTTGTCGAGTGCGGTGCCGATTGCGGTGATAATCGTGATTTCTGTTGCGATTCATATGCTGAAGAATTCAGACGCTGGGGGGCGTGATAGCTGGGAAAGTTAAAAAGTTTCAGTACCATTTTTTGAGTCAAATCTATAGAAAGGAAAACAAAATTGAAAAAGATTCTAAACAACCTATTTCTGACGCTGGCAATGTTTGCAGTGTTCTGTCAGGGCGCTCTTGTACAGGCTCAGGCGTCGATCACAGGCGATTACACAGCGCTTGAAACGGCTATTGAAGGCGAGTGGACTGCGATGAAAACAATCGTAATCGCTCTTGCGGCTGCGCTCATTGGTGTCACGTTGATGTGGCGCTTTGCACGTCGGTTCGTCAAAGCTACCTAATTCCGTTCTTTCGGTAATTAGGGAAAACCGAGGGCCGGCCCATGATTGGCCGGCCTTCTTTGTTATTCATACAAGGGAGTGAAAAATGTCTGCTATTGGGCATATCGTTGGTAAACTTTTAAAAACTTCGATTCAGACGATAAGTTGGACCACTGCAATATTGCCGATAGTAATTCAGGGGGCGAAGTTGTGGGCGGCTTCGACCTTTACCCTGGTCCTTGCGTGGTGTACGTTAAAAAACGTTAAATTTCTGGTACTGATGGGTATTTTCGTCGCGTTTCTTCGTGCAATGCTTATGCCATTAATCGAACGCCTGATCCTGATTCCAATAGCGAATTTGACCGAATACATAGCAAGTAGCCTGCTTGTGCATTTCCTGCCTTTTCTCGCGCAATTGGTGAGTAAAATCCCTTGGGTTCCGTGGACACAAATCTATTATGCTACCGTCTTCTTCATTTCATTTGAGGTTATCATGCTGGTGGCGGCTATAGCTGCAGCTTGTTTTAAAGCGCTCAAATGGATAAAGGAAGTTTGCTAGAGTGCTACTAAATCCATGGAGCGAAGCAGCGATTCAGGTGTATTACGGTCTTACAGGGTCCGGTAAAACATATAATGCAGTGTTCCAGATATTGGACTGGTTGAAGTTGGGCGGGAATGTAATTACAAATATAAACGTCACCAATTACCCACGCTGCAAGGGCACGCTGAAAATAGCAGAGGGCGAGGCTCTGCGAACATATGATTTTTTTGCAGAGGCAACGGGGTCGCCGCTGCTGGTAGTAATAGATGAGGCGCAATTACTGTTCGGCGCAAGGGATTACAGCAAATTTCCGCCTTCGCTCGTCTCGCTCATGACGCAACACAGAAAGATAAATTGCAGTATGATCGTGATTTGCCAAAACCCGAAAATGCTCGACGTGAATTTCACCAGGCTCGCTTATAATGCGGTTTCCCATTATAACCTCGCGCGTCAATCGGTCATGGCTCCGATTCTCTCGATGGTCACAGCAACTCTTCATATTACCTACATGCGTGAAATGATAGCGGGCACACCAGGCAAAACGATCCATCGAAAAGTATTTCGTGTAAAAAAAGCGGTCTACCGTTGTTATAACACGGTGCAGTTACTCGATCAGCTTAAACAGTTATCGTTTCGGCGTGGCAATCCGTTTCGAAAATGGCTGTTACTTGTGATCTTCTTCTTCGTATTGATGCTCTTTCATAAGCTAGATGGGTACAAACCAATTAAAGATTCTCTGTTGCAGGCGGAGACAAATGCAGCTGTGTTAATTCCGCAGGTTGCAGATAAACCTCGAGTTATTCCATTTGTGGAAGTCGATATAATTGATGTAGAGCGTAATGGTGACCACCTTCAATGTGTTGTATATAATTGGTCTAAAGAAGTCCAGGGGTATATGACTGTTCCAGTCGATTCCGACGCGGGTTCGTCTGTTACATCAGGGGCGCGGCACTATCCGGAAAAGCTGATTCGGTTCGAAGTGGTTGGGCAGATACTCGGAGAAGTCTCTTGAAAGTGATAGGAATATGACTGTGTTCATAAACAATCTGACAGCGTTGGTCGCGTTCTATGGCTGTGTGGTGGCGTTGCTTTTTGCATGTGCCTGCAACTTGGCTGCGTTGGTCTATTTTCGGCGCACTATGCGAATAGAATTGGACAAAATTGAGGAATTGGCATGTGAAATTAATCACCAAAGTCGTGTCCTCACAGACTTTCTTTGGACGAATTCAGTTGAGGAGAGCAAAAAATGACACAATACGAAATGATGAAATTTGCCGGGCTTTTGATTTCGGCTTGTTTTTTGTTCCTGCGTTTTCGGCGTAGAAATTGATACCAGAACCAAAGGTCGCGCGGAAAAGTTTTAGTGAGATAATGTACACGGTGAACGAAGCATCTGCAATCGCGCTCGTCTCTCGGAGTACATTCTACCGGCGAGCGTTGAGCTTAGGGCTGCGCGGCGTTTGGGATGGCCGGTGCAAAATGTTTACGCAGGCCGAAGTGGACGAAATCGCAAATTACCGTTAAATTAAAAAACCGGAGTGAGAAAATTTTTTTTGGCTAAATTGTAATTATTACAATTCGGTTAGTATTACAATGTAAATAGTACAATTATTGTAATAGTAACAATTTCCCCTGGGCTGCTCTTTTTATAAACAGTTGATTTTGTTGATGTTATGTTTCCTGTGTTAGCATTACTTCTGGCATGTCATTCGCTATGTAATACTATATAAATTATGTCCTAGGAGACAAAATGCAAGAGAGAGCAGTTCAGACATCAGTAGTTGATAACAAGGTCGTCAGCACTATGTATCGTCGGGGGCTTACCTGTGCTGTGGTTCAAGAGCAAGGAATGCCACCGCATTCATCAGAAGTTTGGTCCGAGCAAGATAATGATGTTTATGCTGACATCGGGCTTGTGTTTGAGGGTAATCGCTTAATTGATTATGATGGGGTTGGTTCTCTTCCGGGTATTTTAATTGAGTGTCTTGAAGCACTTGGTTATGATGTGTTAGATAAAGCGGGTTCGAGCTTAATGGATGTTGTTGAATTGGATGGTTCAAAATGAAAACCACCACCAACGAAGTAAACGAGAACATGCAAGATTTTGAACCGTACATCATAGCAGTACCGCACCAAACCCGACCTTACATCGTGGACAAGCGGGAATACCTGTTGATCGATGAAGGTAGCGTCATGGCCTACATCGAAGCGACTGACAAGTGTTGGATTGCAGACGGGTACGACGGACACCTTGAAGATTGTGAACTACATGGCGAAGAACAGTACACGGAACAGAACGGTGGTCCAATGACGCGCGAGGAATGGATTTCTGGAGGATGGAAGGATTCATTCGACTGGAGCGAATACCTGATAGGTTTTGAATCTGACAACGCATTCGACGGACACGACTTGCACAGCGTTAAGGTTATGGATTCGCCCGCCGATGAAGACTTAATTCTTGATCTTCGGCACCTGGCAGCGCAGCCGTTCCACCAGTTCGACAGGGTTGCCGGGTTGATTCTGCAACGCCGTGAAGACTTAGAATTGGATGGTTCTAAATGA